AGAAAAGAAATTGATGATTGGCTAAAAGAAGGTAATAAGAAAACTATTATACCAACTAAGGAGAACAAATGATGAAAAATTTTATAATTATTGCTCTACTTATTATTAATGCAATTATATGGAGTACTCTATGACTGGTGAAGAATTATTCGTAACAGCGATTATTGAACAAGCAATTGAAGATACAGCTTATACTGGCGTCAGCCTAAAGAAAATTAAACACAAGATGGATGCAATCGATTGGATTGTTGGTCTACATCCTGAGTTTGTAAACTATTGTAAGATGTTAGGTATGGATACTGATACAATACGAAACAAGATAATTAAACATGTTGATATGTCTTACACACAAAAACAAAAATACTTAATCAAATCAGAGGAGAAATTCTTTGCATAAAATGACTTACAACGAACAAGTTCGTATTAAAGAAAAGAATCCAAATGAAATAGATTTTAAGTTTAGTGAAGATAGAATACTTGCCGACATACAAGATTATGTTGATGCAACTTATGATTCTCACTATGCTCAAACAAAGAGTTATCAAGCAACAGAAATTATTATTGACCAAGGTCATGGTACTGGTTTCTGCATGGGCAATATTATGAAATATGCTCAACGCTATGGTAAGAAAGAAGGACATAATAAGGCTGACTTGATGAAAGTTATCCATTATGCCATGATACAATTATCACAAGACCATTATCAGGAGTAATAAATAATGCTAATGAATATATTTATTTTTATTTTGATACTTATTGGATTGAGTTGCGTTTTTGTTCCATTCTTTATGGATGAAAATCAACGAATCAATGATGAATCATATTATAATAAGAAAAACAAGGAGTCATAATGACAGTTGAAGAACTATACAGAAAATTTGAAAAATTAACCGTAGATATGGTTGTCGAAGAAAACACGACATCTTAGAATGTGCAGCCATGATGATGGCACAAGCAATGCGATCTACAAACGGCATTGTCGCCAGAGATATGAAGCATGATAAAGCATACTAGAAAGTAGCGACACATACCGAAATGGACACCTACACTACAGTATGACGATAGAAAAAAACATTTCTAAATCAAAATGACTTACGATATGTGGT